TCTCGGCCCACGCCTTCTTATACTTTGCCCGATCTTCAGCCGTGGACTTCGGTCTATTCTCATTCCTCCCACTCATCACTGTCATAAATTAGAGATACCGGTTCGGAAACATCAATCATAAAATACAGACCTGTACATCCGGAAATAAAGTATTCACCCAGTTCGCGTGAATACACATTATCCGTATTCAGGTACACCAGTTCGTTATCCAGATTCTCACGGTCAACCAGCATCCTGCTGTGCACCTGGCGGAACAGCTGCCGGCACACCTCCAGTGCCGCTTGGCGTTCCGCCATATCACTGATACGGTATCGCATCATGAGAAACACGGTAAAAGTACGTTTTTTAAAATATCCTCCGGAACGCTTCTCGGTCACTCCGTCATTCGTATCATCTACTGCGAAAAACGCGGATTCGCGCCGAAGATTCTGAAGAACCTCTTCAAGCGAGTTGATACCGGAACAGACACACGGATAAAAAGCGTGAGCCTTGGCCAATTTGTTTTTTTTGCACATTCCTTTAAAATAGGACAGCGCATCGAATAAATTATTTGCATCCATATCTCTGTTGTAACTCCTGTGCCTCGCGAGCCTTCTCATTCAGTTCGGTCAACGCCCGCCAGCAATCCATCTGCAATACTTCTCTCTCCTTTGTGATATCCCCGCCTGTCAATGCCCGAATCTCCGCATTGACGAGTTCAAGCATATTAAAGGCTTCACCCTCCAGTTGTTCCGGAGGACGGAACAGATAGGGAAAGCATTTTGTAAAATGATTCTTAACCGATGCAATCCACAAAAACACGGACAGCAGTTCTTCTTCCGAAGGATTGAACCGGCGGGGATGCCGCCCTTTGCGATCCACATACAACAAAATTGCCATGGAACGCAGAAGAGCGTTATCGCGCGTGCGTAAAAAACCCTGATAATAATTCTCAATACTGACATACTCCTTAAACGGAACATCATGCAACCGGGCATCCACCGACCGGAACCTGCCGATCCGCCACAAACAGAAAGGCATATCACCCGGACGCTCGATAAAATCCAGCATGTGCAGGAAAGACTGTACTTGCCACGAATGAACAAAGAACCGAACCTTTTTCCATCCGTTGCGAACAGAACAAACCCACCCGTCCTCCTGTCTGCGCAATACAGTGATTCCCAGCAGCCGGACAAAGATGTATGTCTTTGCCGTGACCGGATCAAAACGGGTCATGATATAACACACATAACGCAATTGCCATTGCTCCAGCTTGTGCCATGCATCCGGCAGATGGAAGTTGATCAACCTATCCCCAAAAGTAGCAGGTGTCTTCTTTTTCATTTTTATAGTATTCAAAATGTTTTACCTTATACGCATCGCTATCCTTATACGCCGGAAAATCGTCCGGACACCCCTCCAGCAAGTTAACCACATTCGCCAGTTCCACACGGAATGCCGGCAACTGCTTGTTGATCCAAAAACCTATCGCCCTACGGAGCGAACAAACCAACGGTATCTCAGCTTCAGCCAGAGACTTATGCCGGATTTGTTCAAGCAAATGATCAAATAAAACTGCGGATATCTCGCGCCGGATATATTCTTCAGCCTCGCTGATTTGCGGACGAAGTTCGAGCAGATCAGCACGGATGGCTGTCGGTCGGCCTGCAAAATCACGCACATGGGCACCGGTATAGTAAAGGGAACTGATCACCAACCGGGCACAAACAGATGAAGACCAAGCGTCATCACCAGTCATACCCTCAATAATACAGTCCAGCGTATAATCCGCTTCACGCTGTATCTGCACGCGCAACGATTCAACCCGATCACGTGATGCCGGAGATATATTCTGGTTATTGACAATACCGAACCCCGTATCCGTCAGTATCAGATCCAGCCCCGGGATCGCCTGATAAAACGCATCAAGACAGATATAACGGCACACATCTTCTTTAACGGGCAGCGTATCCACATCCGTATCACTCCCCAGCACCGTGCCGAAGAGTTTATGTTCAGCCTGTTCAAACCGATCTTGTATCGCATCAAACACATACACGTTTGCCGAAGCAGCTGCAAAAACGACCTTCTCAAAAGTCTGTTTATCAATTATCATCTTCATCGTTATTATGGTTTATCCGGTTAGCAGTCGTTGATTTGGCATCGGTATTCTGATCCAGTGTCGTGAGCAGGATCATCGGCACATCCGGATAGACCTTCTCACCCCATCCGTTATAATGAATCACCACATTATGCGGCATATACATCAGATCATGAAAGGCAATCTCAAGCGACTGCTTGAGAGTAAACAGCTCGCGCTTGTCAGATCCGGAGTTATTGGACTGTGACTTGCCCGGAGTGGCTCCCACCAGATTGGGATGAATATTATCACCATAACAGGTAATATTGGACGCCTCTTGAATGTCTTCAGACCAGTCGCCACCCTCTTTAGTCGTATCAATCACATTGATACGCACCATACGGTTCTCCTTGCCGTTAGGATCGATGTAATAACCGGTAATCCAGACCTTGCCGGAATTCTCGATGCCGGACACAAAATTTTTAATATTCTCTTTTTCTTTCTTAATGCGCTCCAGCTGCTTTACAGGCTCGGTTATGTGCTCTTCAGCCAACAGATTGGACCAAAAATCCTTGTGGACTTCAACCTGGTACTTAACCGTCGCATGATTCTTCAGCTTGGCTTTTTTCCCCTTACCAATCAACCGCTTGATGTCAAACCAGTCGCCTCGAAAAATAGAAGTATAGTTGGGTAACGGATAGTATCGGCAGCCGGGTGTCGGAAAACGGACCAAAATGGCAAACTTGCGGTCTTTAGTGGGTATAGACTTTTTTCCGTCCTTGCCGGGTTCACGCCCCATCCGAACCTCCAGATCACCCAACGGGTCTTTTTCGTCAAGCAGCGGCAGTACCTCGATCTCATCCTCACGCAAGGCCGACTTCCGGAAGTTGCCATAGAAAACATGATTGATACGCCCCTTATCATCCGCCTTTTCAAACCGGCAATAACAGGCCTCCTTGTGCCGGAGCCTGACAATCCG